GGGAGATGCATTGTCTTGGATAGAAGCTGAAGGTACAATGAAAACTACATTTGAACCTTCTACTTTAGTGAATGCCGGGTAATTAGCAGTTAAGCTAGTTGAACCTGACCAATAGAATCCTTTAACACCTTCTTTATCAAAGCTAGGTAATGAAGTATCTGCTACTGTAATTTTGATTAAAGCACCACCTACTGCTGAAGCAGAAAGAGTTGTATCAAAATCAACATCACTCCAAGAAGCTGTTGTTGCAACTGCTAACCATGTTGCTGCTGCAATATTGGATTCTGTATTGTTAATAGAATATCCAAATCTACCAGATCCATAAAGACCACCTGCATTTGTGTTACCAAATGGCTCCTCTGCAGATGTAGTGTTTCCATATAATGAAGACGTTGCAGTGAATGGTGCCTTAGTAGTTCCGTATTGGAAATCTAAGAAAAATACTAGACCTGAAGGTAGATTCATTGGTTGTACAGAAACGAATTCTTTAGACGATAATTGTCCGAATACTTTTCTTACCAATGGAAGAGCTACTCCTGCCCATTGTCCACCTGTTCCAGCTGTGAATTTACCTGTAGAGGCAGTTCCACCACCAGTCTGTGAACTTTCAACAACGAGTTGTTTAGCTTGATTTTCAAGAATCATAGACATATTATTTCTATTGTTTTCTTGTAAACCTTCTAAAAGACCCGTTTTTTCCCATTTGTTAGCTAATTTAGCTGCGTCACTCTGTAAAGAATGATATGGGTTCGCGCTTTCTAATAATGAATTTAAGCTCATTTTTTAATTTTTTAGAGATTAATAATTTATTTTATATGATTCCAGCTAGTTTTTTAAATCTAGCTACCATAACATCAGATTCTACTATAGGTTGTTTTCTAGTTACTGGAGCTTTTCCGGTAATTTTTGATGCTGAACCTTTTCTCATTTCACTAATCATTGATTTATTAGAATTGTTATCTAATAATCCTTCGTTTAATGTTTCAAAAATTGTTTTAGCATGTTTAACATCCTTAGCATTATCAAATGCTTTTAATACCTTAACTTTTTTATCTTCAGTTAAGTTTTTCGATTTAAAGATTTTGTTGGTATAGAGTAATTTAGCGTTTAATAAATTTACTTCATTTAACTCAGTTTTTAATGAATTTACTTCATCTAAAGCTACTGTTAAATCTTCTTTCATTTTACGCATTTTTTCGGTTTCAGTTTCAGCTTCATTATCGTTTTTACGATCGTCGCCTTCAGCTTTTTCCTTTTTTGTCATGTACTCTTTTTCCTCATCAATATCTTCTTTGGCTTCGTCGATTTCTACGTCTACGTCCATTACGTCTTCAACATCATCGATGTCTTCAGCGTCTTCAACGTCTACTTCGTCATCAGCAAATTCGTCACCTGGTTCTAATTCACCAGCTTCTACCATGTCCTTAATCACAGATTCAATATAGTTTTTTAAGTCGTCTTCAGATAAGTCGTCAAGGTCAATTTCCATGTCATCCATGTCATCGTCCATATCTTCCTTTTCGTCCTTCATGCCGTCTTCGTAGCCTTCCTCTTCAGCATCTGTACGATCGTCCTCTTTTTGGAGGTCTTTTTTCTCGTCTCTCATGCCGTCCTTGTAGCCTTCTTCTTCAGCGTCAGTACGTTTGTTTTCTTTAACTTCTTCACTATCTAGTTCTGCAAGTAATTCATCTAAGTTGATTTCTTCATCAACTTTGTCTTCTTTTGATTTAGCTTTATATTCTTCTTTAACATCATCTTCGTCTTCATTATCCATTTCTTGGAGTTTAGCGGACATCATTGATTTTAAATGGGGAGTAAAAGCTTCCTCAAGTGCGAGCTTAGCATTCGCGATGGCTGTTTCTTTAACAGATTTAGCATCAGCGATTGCTTCTTTAAGCAAATCTCGGTTTTTTGACATAATCACAAAATTGTTTTTGGGAAATACGATTATTCAGGAATCGTAATAAGAATTATTATTTATCGGATGCCATATAAAGGATGGCATATTACGGTTATACGTATATGGATGTTTTGTAAAATTACAATATTGGGCAAGAACCCTTTGAACAAAGGATTTCAGTTAAAATTTGATTAGTTTTAGTATAATCATAATTAACCATTTCTTTGCCTTCTTTTATGCTATGCATAAACGATCCTGGGTTTGAAGGTGTTGAAACAAAATCCCAACACAATAATTCAAAATCATCTTGTACTTCTAATACATTACCGTTTTGTTCTAAAGAACCCATACCCCTTGATGATACACCTACGGTAACACCATGTTTAATAAGTTCTTTTAATATATTACCCGAAGGAGTTGGTAGGATTTCAATTTTACCTAATACATTATCACCATCCCACCAATAATCACTAATTATATGTGATACATTTTTTAAGTTGATAACAGAGGATTCTGGGTGGTCTAATTCCCCCATTGAACGTCTTTCTTCTATTAACTCAGAATATTTTTCCATTTCTCTATTCCAAAGATTTTTAGAATAATATCTACCATTACCGTTTTTTACTTCAGCTGTAGCTAAAATACCTTCTACTAAAAGATTTCCGTTTTCTTTATTAACATTTTCAGTTAAAGTTACGGGGGATGCGGATAGAGTATGAGTTTCTATTAATAGCTTTTTGCTCATATTTTTATTTTGTTGTAGAATAAGAGCTTACTGACTGACCTACTTGTCTTGGATCTCTTTCTCCAGACGGTCCTTTAGTTGGATTGTTTTTATCATTCCAATTAACTTCATTATCTTCTTCCATTCTTTTACTTTGTTTAGCAGTTGGTCCTTTACCTCCACCTTTTCTTTTAATATTAGCTATTTTACCAGCAATTTTACCAGCATATTCTTTATCTACACCTTTTTGCTTATCTACTTTTTTAGCTAATGAGTCAAATGATTCAGACATTCCTTCTCCTGGGTATACAAAAATCTGTTTTCTTTTTGGGTTATCATAAACATTTGCCTCTTTAAATTTAAATTGAGAAAATTCTTTTTTAATATCATCTTCCATTCCCATTGCTCTATCCCCAATTAAAGACATTTCAACATATTTATCACCTATAACAAGAGCAACACCACCTTTGCTTAAATCAGATCCACCTGATCCCTCCTTATTTATTTGAACCGGAGCTCCTAATTTTTTAAATTTAAGAAATATTTGTTTAGCCATATTCTTAAGTTCCAAATTGTCTGCTGGTCCTTCATTTATTCCTTGTCTAAATTTTTCTAAACCAGAGTATGATTGACCCGTTGCTGGATTATCATTGCTATTTTCATTACTACCTTCATTGCTGCCATAGTTTGAGTTAGCATTACTATCCTCATCTACAATTTCTGTTTTTTGGTATTTTTTACCACAATGTTTTTCATACAATTTTTCCATCTTGCCTTTTCTTCTTTCTAAAAGCTTAATTTCTCTTTGCATTTGTTTCATTTTAGATTTATCAATTAATTCTTTAAGATTATCATCTTCATTAATTGAACTTACTCTATCTATTTTTTCTTGAATGTGATCATGTAAAAAATCTAATTGAGCTTCCATCTTAACAGTTTCAGCTTCTTTTCCTATTTCGGCTAGTCTTGAATCAATTGATTCCTTTTTAACTTTTTTCTTTTTATCTGCAGCTGCATCTTTCATTGATTCTTCAGTATCACCATCTCCATCAATATCTGGAAAGTCTGGTTTGTCTTCTTCATGCATACCTGCTCTTTCCTGTGAATTTTCTATTGCTTTTTGTCTTGCTTCTAGTGCAACATTAGTATCATCATATGATACATTTGTACTTTCAGAAAAATTTCTAAATTCGTTATCTTCATTCATTACGTCTCTAATAACTTGACCGTATATTGCAGCTAAGCTATTTGGGTTACCTGTAGTAACTACACCACCTAATGATTCTTTGATTAAACTTTTAAGTTTATCTTCTTTATTTTCTTTTACTGCTTCATAATGGTTTTTACTATCTTCTAATTTTTCACTGTATCCACTACCACCATAATTTTCACCTTTATTTTTTTTCATACCACCACTTTCTGTTTGGTATCCTATTGCTTCACCAAATTGACCTTCTTTTACATAATGTAATGGATCTTTAGATAAATTTTTAACTACTAATTCTTGAGCTTCTGTTAAACCTAATTCTGGATTTGATTTACATTCATAATATACCCCATTAATTAATGCTTGGCCACTAACATTATTAATATTATTTTCTGTTGGAGAATATGGGTATTGATTATTTAGACTATTTTCAACTTCTTTATTTGCCTTAAATTGACCTGATCCATTAGCGTTCATTGAAAATTTAGCTTTAGACTCAGCTGGTGTTTTTATTTCTGTAGCATTTGGTTTTCCAGTATCATTAATTATAGAGGATAATTGATCTTCTCCTTCAGATAAGAATTTTTCAAAAGCTAATTCATAGGATTTTTTAGGACCATTTAAGCTTTCAATTTTTTGAATTGGTTTTAAATCAACATACCCACCAATGCTTTCTTTTATTATACTTCTATTTGTTAGAATCTTTTCAGCTTCTGTAAAATTCGTAGAATTAGTAAGCATATTAGGAAAACGGGATTTTGCTTCTTTAAGAAACACGTCTTTATGTCCTTTTCCTTCTTTAATTAGGTTGTACTGTTCTTGTAATGTTTTCATATTAATTTTTTAATAAGGTTTCAATGTCTTTTATATAATCATTTATTAAATCTGTTCCTGTTACTACAGAAAAACTGTTTGGGTTTTCTCTATAGTACTTTATAGTTTCGATTTTAGCTTGCCTTAATGGCTTTTTAATTGCTTCCAATCGATTTTCAATTTCACTAAAAGCGTTAATACGATCTTCTTGAAATTGTTCTTCTTTTGTTTTATTTTCTTTAACTATCTTATATTTCATATTATACATATGTAGCTTCTAGCTCTAATTACTGTTTAACTTGATTAGGAGCTAATTTATAGCCTAATTGTTTAACATAAGTATCATCATCTGTTCCTAATGCTTTTTTATTTAATCTAAAAGCATATGGTGTTAAATAAGCACCGGCTGCTCCAGAAGTTGACATTTCTTCTACTTCTTTTTCATTTGCGTCAAGTATACTTTTAGAAAACATTTCTTCTAAATAATCTGATAATGCTACTCTAATTATACCCCTTAATCTACCGTCATCTGGGATTTCATATTTATCCATTATAGCATTTGCTACAGCATCAACTCTTTTATCATTAAGATTAACCATATCTGAAACACTAAGTGCTTCATTCATTTTTGTGGTCATTCTACTATACACTTCTGGGTATTCATTTCTAAGATGTGTTCTTGTTTTATTTCTTACTGCTCTAATTTCTTCATAAATTTCTCTCCACTTTACATCATCTTTAGATTTAACATAAACACTTTTTGCTACAGATACTACATCGGTTAAATCACCAAATAATTTTTCATATGAAGGCATTATATCCTCTTTCCATGTTATCCCTCCAGTTACAGGATCTATATCTGTAATGGTAGATTTAAATTTACCATCTTTACTTATATTAACTCTACCTACTACAAATTCATCTTTTGGAATTTCTAATTCTACAGATGCTTTTTCAGGTGAAGCTGTTTTTTCATTAAGTTTATATACGTGAGCCATTCGCTATTTTTATTTCTTGAATTAATTCATAATATTGAAGTAGGTCTACAAGATTAGTACTATCTACTTTATCCCTTTTACCTAATTCTACTAATAATTTAGAAACTTCATTTACCTTGATTTGAGTAGTTTTATCTTTTATACTATTTATCACTTCAGATAATGTTGATTTTAATTCTATTATTTTAGAATTATAAAAATTTCTTAATGATGGTGTTGAATCTACAGAATTAATATATTCTTTAAGTACTTGTTTTTGATCTTTACTTAAATCATCATATTTAGTGTTAAATTTTTCAATTAATACTTTATATGTTAAGATTCTTGTATCTTTATCATATGATGCAAATTCTTCTAAAACTGTTTGTTTACGTTCTTCAGAAGTTTCTTGTTTTGTTAAAAATTCTAGTAATGTAATTTTATTATCAATTAACTGTTGTGTGTCTGTTGATATTTCTGAATGTGCTCCTTCTATTAAAGTATATAATGATGCTAATTCTTTATAACTTTTAATTTTAGCCCCAAAAAATTCTTCAACTTTATAACAATCTTTAATTTCTTTAATTAAATTATATTTTTGTTTTTTTAAAAATGATCTGTTTAATTTTTTAGAATTATCTATTGCCGTTGATATAAACATATTTGCTCTTCCCTCGTTTAAAACTCTGGATTTTAGTATAGTTTCATACAATTTATATTCACGACCTAATTCTGTTTTGACAAAATATTTTTTTATCATATCAATGGCTGGTGAATCCGCGCCTCTTAATGTATCCGCTGTTATTTGTCTAACAAGTAGTTCGAAAAGTATACCAGGGTTTTTAAATTTGGAATGTTTTATTTTCATTAAAAAATATATTTATTTATAAATATTAGCCTTTTAGTTGAGAGTCGTCAAGTAATTTAGAATCATCTTTATCTTCTTCAAATATTAATTCCTTTTTATTTAAAGTATTTAAGGATTTAAATATATCCTTATTTTTTAGAAAAGTTATTCTAGCACTTTCAAGAGCTAAGGGGCCATTTTTAGTTTTAGGATTTAACTGATTTCCATCATTTTTATCAGTATCTTTCATTCTTTTTACACCTAATCTATCTTTCCCAAAATTGTCATCTTGGGTATTTCGTTTAGTTATTTGTTTTTTAGGACGACCTAATTTAGGATCATCGGCAGCATATTTTTCAGGTTTTGGAACCCCTCCTGGATCTGAATACATTCTACCATTACCATATAATGAAGCTAAATCATGAGGTGTACCGTAAGATTTACCAGTACTAACAGGATCATTTCCTTCTGCTTCAATTTGAGCATTTCTAAATTGTCTTTTAGAATCTTCTCTAACTAAATCTCTATATTCTTCTGTTTCACCCTGACTAAAGTGGTATAAATTATCATAAATCCAATCTGATGGGACTAATTTTTGTTCTAATAATTGAGCTGATAGTTCTGCTTTAGATTTTAATAATTCTATTTTTTCTTGTTCGTATATAATAGATGGTGTAGTCATATCTAATGTAAAATTAGTTAACTTTTCATCTGTATAACCTTGGGTATATAAATGAACCAATGCTATTTTATTTAATTCTGATAGTATAATTCTTTGTATTCTATCAATTGTACGAGCAAATCTAATATCTTCAGCTGCTAGTGTAGCTTTTCCTTCTATATTTTCATCATATCCTAAAAATGCTTTAGGTATTTTAAGAGCAGCAAATAGTTTATTTCTTAAATACTCAACATCTTGAATTCCATCATAATCTAAACCTTTAGAGGTATCAATTCTAGTTGTTGTATCATTACCTCTAACAGGTATATAAAAATCTTCAAGCATATTTTGCATATTATACTTTAGGTTATATTCACCCGTATTTTCATCCATATAAGGAGTACGTTTCATTTGAGAAATAGTTTTTTGCATAAATGCTTCTATTTCATTTGGTGGTATAGCTCCAACATTCATATAAAATACTCTTTTTTCAGGTGCACGAGCAATTCTATGAATTAACATTGCATCCTCCATTAATGAATATTGTTTAAATAATTTTCTACCTGGTTCTAAATAACTTCTACCATAAGGTAAATAATTAACATCAGATATTAATCTAAAGTGAGCCATTTCATAATTATCAATGAATATGCCATTATCTTCTGCTCCACCAGTACCATAACCTGTTCCATACATTCCTGTACTATCACTAATTATACCATCTGGGTTGTACTTAAATCTAATTTCTTGAGGATTTTCTGTATTGTATCCTTCTTGTCTTTCAATATGAAACGCTGTGTAAGGTATTACATTATAAACACCATATTTTTCAGCTATATCTAATTTTAAGAAAAAATCACCATACTTACACATTTGTCCTACACACATCCAACAGTTAAATTCAATATTCAATACATCATACAATAAATTATAAAGTATTTTTTGTATATCTTCATTTGAACTTCTAATTTGAAGTACTTCACCCATATCATTTTTAAGAGTCGATTCATCAGCAACAATATCAAGTGCTGAAGCACATATTGCATCTGTATCCATTACATCATATTCTGAATATAATTGAGGTCTTAACCATTGATAATTAAAGCTAAATTGTCTTCCTAATAAGGATGAAGGAGCTGTAGTATATATCCTATTGTATCTATCTACTAAGGAATTTGTTTCAATTCCACCCATTTGTTGAATAGTACTACTATCTATTACTTTTAGTTGATCACCACCAACATTACGTATAATAACGTCTGTTGAAAATAATCTTCTTAATCTTGAAAATACACTGGTATTTGCCATGTTTATATATTAGTTATTGTTATAAATATTATTATAGAAGCCAACTTATGTCTTCTTTTCCATCTTTTGTTTTCATATGATAAGGATTATCAGAACCTTTTGAAAAACCATAACCCCCTTGATAGGATGTTCTGTTAACTTTCATATTATTTAAGGATTGTTTGGTTATGTCTAATCCTCTTTGTCTAAATTTTAATGCTGTATCTCTAATGTACATAGCTATACCAAAGGCCATAACTAAATCATCATTATACCCGCTTTGGGCTTCAGGTCTTCCATTTTTCCAAATAAAAGTTTTCATTTCTTCAACTAATCTTTTGGATTGTATAGTTACTCCCTTATCACTTATATATTCTTGAAATTTACCTACTACCATAGGTCGGGTTCTTGATGACATTGTAAACCCAGCTACCATTTTTGAATGATCTTGGTATTTATCAAAGTAAGAATTTACATTAGTTGATTCTGATTTTTGAGAATAATAAAGGTTTGGATAATTTCTATCTATTGCTACTTGAAGTGTAGCCCAACCAATATTAGCGTTTTCAATTACTAATAGTGCTTCATTATATTCAGTTGCTATACCAACTAATAAATGCCCATATTCTTTAGTGCCTAATTGCCCCTTATACTCAGCAACTTGTACATTAGTTTCTACATCAATTACATGAAATGCAGAATAATCTTTTCCATCACCTCTAGACACATCCGCTACTACTATATATGATCTACTATAATCTGGAGATTCCCAAACCCATAGATTTTGATCAGCACCTCTTCTTTCTAATGGATCTTTAATAAATGTTTTTTCATAATATTCCATATATTCATTATAAAACACAATATCACCTGAAGTACTAAAATCACAATCACATTCTTGTGCCGCCATTCTAGGATCACCTAATAATTCATCCTGTTTTTTTCTCCAAGCTTCATCCCTATCAGGGTGAACATACCAAGGTAATTTAATAGGTAAAAAATCATTTTCACCACCTTCGGCTCTTGTCCAAGTTTGATGAAACCAATTACCTGTACCATAAGGAGTACTTAAAGCAATACAACCACCACCAGTTGCTA